TTACTGGGTCTAAAATACTTGCCAGGGTGGGTCAAATTAGTGTGGCTTTTCCATTCTTCCTTTAATGGGTTTACAATATTCTCGATAAGTACCCGGGTGGCTTTCTCAGTGTTATCAATCCGGACTGTCTCGGCTTCGACTTCCGCTTTCTCTGCTTCCGCTTTCGCTTTCCTCACGGTCGATTTCAATGTGACGATGGCTGCTATCGTAGCCACCAGGCCGCCACCCAGCACCAGATTGATAATTTCACTGAGTTCCATACCTTTTTATATATTATGGGCCTACTGCCTGATTCCTATCTCACGCAGCCACTTCTGCACATCAAAGGAAGGACAGTCCTTGCCCGGGTTCAGCTCATGGTGTCCCACGATGCGTATCTGTGGGAAGCGGCGGTGGAAGTCCTCGACGTAGCGTTTCAAAGCCTCGCGCTGCGCTGCCGTCCGGGTATCCTTCGGCTTCATGTCCTTGTCGCAGCCGCCCACATACACGATGTGCCGGCTTATGCTGTTGAAGCCTGCGGCACCGTTGGTAACCTCCCAGGGATCGACGCAGGCATCTTCGTTGTTGTCCACCAGCCTTTCTACACGCCCGTCCAGATGTATCATGTCCGTGTAACCCACCTGCTTCCAGCCACGCCCTCCCTTACTTACCGGGTCGGTGTGCCAGTGGCGTATCTCCACAGAGCTTACCTCACGGCCTTCCGGCGTGGCGGTGCAGTGGATTACAAGATACTTTATCGGCTTACTCATCGCCTTCAGGATTGGAGTTAGGGTTCTGTTCCTGACCTGCTGCGCCGGTATCCGGATTTTCGTCCGTACCGCCCTCACTTTCGTCCGGCTGGCTGCCATCTTCCTCTGTGCCGAGGATATATGCAGGGGCAGTTTTGCCCTTGAACTCCTTGCACAGGCCACGGTCTATGAGCGACTGGGCGCGGTCTTTGTCTTTCACCTCCAGAATGGTATCCGGGTCATACACTGTTACATGATCGTCCCTGTCGCGGAACGCACTTGTTACTTTCAGTTTCATACGCTTGTTATCTGTTTTATGGTTTGATTTATCCCTCAGGAAGGCTGGGATCCTTGTAGCCGCTCATCATCACTGCACCGGCATCTGTCTTTTTCGGCATGCAGATGAAGTAGTGGCGGAAGTTGATGAGTGAACGCTGGTTCTGCGGGTCCGTCGATGCCTCACTGTAGTACATCTTCGTGGAACCCGTAGCCTTGAAGACACGAGGTACATAGAAGGCGAAAGAGCACTGGAACTCACCGGTCGCAGCACTGGCACCGACATCCTTTTTCTTGCCGGCAGTGGTGTACAGCGGATTGTTCGCAAACTCATAGATGTCAAAGCCGTACAGCCTGCCTACCGTGCCGTCATTGCGGTTGATGTTGTACTGTTCCTTGAACACCTGAGATACTTCCAGCAGGTCGTTCGCATGATCGCTGCAAAGCACGAGGCGACGTCCCTGGGCAGGAACTTTCAGCTTGTCCAGTGCACGTTTCAGGTTCAGCAAATCGGTCGGCGTCATCTTCAGGCGTCCCGTTACCGGATCGCGCTTGCCCGTAGTCTTCAACACTGGCGTGGTGGCAGTGTCTTCTTGCGCACACAAAGCGTGGGCGGCCTTGGCAAACTTCCCGTCATTTATTGAATTGCCGTGGCTTTCCTTCACACGTGCCATCTTGTCATAGCTCAATGCGTAGAGTTCGTCATCGGTAATGGGTGTTACCTTCGTCTGGAACTTGTCCAGCTTGATGGCGATGTCCTTGTCATCCAGTACCTGGAGGGGAATAGGATAGGTCGTGTTGTTGATCAATACGTCAGGGTCCACGCCGACCTCTACAAGGTGGATGACATCGTTGTTCACGATACTCGAACTGTCCGGAATGCCGTCAAGGAAAGTCGCCTCCAGACCACGGCGCAGGTATTTCACCAGCTCACCAGTCCATATCTCGGTATAGACGCCCGCACGGAGACTGCCGGCGGGAGCCGCCTGTCCGATGACGGCAGCAAGTACGTTCATGCCGACGGCACCCGTCATGGGAGACAGACCGGCAGCGACGGCAAGGGTGCCGCCTACCAGGCAGTTCATGAGAACCGCCATAAACATTGCAATCATTCTTGTCATTGCTTTCTGATTTTTGTTGTTATACATGTTAAATTTCGCATTCAATACCGTATTCTGCCTTGTACAGCTTCTTGTACTGTGCGGGGTTCTCTTCACGGAGCTTCTCCAACTCTTCTGCAGGAACCTCGCTCAGCTTTTTGTATTCGGCATTTCCTCCAGACGGGGCTCCGCCCTGATTGCCTACGATGGAACTCAGCTTCACCTGTGGCGACATGGCATCAAAGGTTGCTTTCAGGTCTTCGGCACCGAGCTTCTTTCCCAATTCCAAAAACTGCTGTTTCTTGTCCTCACCGATTTTCTTCTCGGCCACGGCAGTGTTCACGAGGGTTTCAATACGTGCGGCACGCAGCGTGTCGCATTCCGTGCGGAGACTGTCCGCCTCCGCACCCTTGGTCTTCAGCTTTGCCAATTCTGCACTGATGGCAGCTTCGTCAGCATCTTTGGGAAGACCTAACTCAAGGGCTAATTTCTCTTGGTCCATTTCTTTTGATTTTTGATTGTTGTTACTATGCAGCAGCGGCAGTACTGTGCCGCCATCCTTGCCTAACTCTATGCGCTGCCCGTCTTTCTGCAGCACGATGGCATCGTCATTCGCGCCGATGTCCACCAGCGATACTTCGAAGAGCTTGCTCTTGGTAATCGTCGGGCTGCTTTGCCCCTGTACCAGGTGTTCTGGGGACTCGCTCAACTCCAAGATGTCAATGCCCACGCTCACCATTTTCAACGAGCCGAACTCCCACTGCTTCTTGCAACGTCGGCTCAGCTCGGTCGCCTCGTCGAACACCAGTTCGCCGGTAACTTCCTCTCCTTCGACCTTCAGGTCTTTCACCAGACCGATAACCTGACCGCGCTCGTGCATGTACAGCAATACGGGGTTGCGGTTGTACTGTTCGACATTCATTCCGGCTGTCAGGACACGCGTACCATAGCTGTTCAGGCTCTCGTTGCTGATTCTTACTCGTTTTGTCTTACTCATATCATCGCTTTTTGATGCAAAGTTGCGGTATTTAAGACAGCCTTCAAAGAAAGTGTGAAACGGTTGCACACATCTGTGAAAGCATTGCACACTTCTTTTCCTGCCTGCCTGAAAAAGGGCATCTTTGCAGTAGTTTTTAATACAATCCATAAAAACGTTTTTATGACAAAGGCAGAAATTGAACAGAAAAAGACCATCGGGAGGTCGTTGTATCTCTCCGGAATGGAGCAGACGGAGATAGCCGACCAGCTGGGTGTGTCGCGCGTTACCGTTTCCAAATGGTGCACCTCTGAAGGATGGAAGGAGGCGCGCGCCGCAAAGAACATATCACGCCCGGAACTGGTGAACAAGCTCCTGCTTACCATCGACGGTTTGATAGAGAGTGTGAACAAGTCAAAGGACCCGACGCTCATCGGCTCGCTGGCCGACAAGCTCTCAAAACTCTCGGCAACGATAGAGAAGCTCGACAAGAAGGCAAACGTCATCGATGCCATAGAGGTGTTCATGGCTTTTAACCGCTGGATTCAGGACCAGGCGTCATACGACCCGGAGATTACGCCGGAACTTATCAAGGCCATCAACAAGTACCAGAACAAGTTCCTCATGGAGCGCATGCAAAACCCGTCTACATTATAGTATCACGCTATGGCAACAATATCGGAGCTCAAGAAGATACAGCAGGAGTGGCAGGAACACTGCCGGCAGATACAGAGCATTACGGACACGAAAAGCCTTGTCCGCGAGAGTTCCGTGCAGAAAGAGCAGCGCATTCGCAGGCTGCAGAAGGACTATGCCGCATTCTGCGAATACTATTTCCCTCATTTCCTGCAGCTGCGCGACAAGGTTACGGGTGAGGTTATCCGTACCATCCACAATGCACCGTTCCACAACGCCGCAGCTAATAAGGTAAAGAACACTCCGAACCTGAAAGCTGTCTTCAAGTGGCCTCGCGGGCATGCCAAGTCTACGCACATGGACATCTTCACTCCGCTGTGGCTCATGTTCCAGCCCAAGAGGCTCATCAACTTCATGGTGCTCGTCGGCAAGTCAGAAGATAGCGCAAACCGGCTCCTCGGTGACATTCAGGCAGAGCTCCAGTATAACAAACGAATCATCGCCGACTTCGGAAAACAGATGTCAATGGGCAACTGGACGGAGGGGGAATTCACCACCAAGGAGGGGGTATATTTCCTTGCGTGCGGTCGTGGACAGTCGCCGCGTGGTCTCCGCAAGCGTGAGGCACGACCGGACTATATCGTCATTGACGACCTTGATGACGATGAGCTCTGCCGTAACGAACGCCGTGTGCGCGAACTTACCGATTGGGTGAAGGAAGCCCTTTTCGGTGCCCTCGATGTGGGGCGTGGACGCTTCATTATGGTCGGTAACCTTATCTCGAAGACCTCAGTCTTGGCCAACATCTGCAAGACAAAGGGCGTGCATGTCTCAACCATATATGCCGTGGACAGCGAGGGCAATCCCGTATGGCGTGAGAAATGGACCAAGGAGGAAGCCCGCGAATATGCCGACTTTGTAGGCTATCGTGCCTGGAACAAGGAGATGATGCACAATCCCATCGTCGAGGGAACTGTCTTCCGGCAGGAATGGATACGTTGGGCAAAACGACCAGCGTGGAAAGACTTCTCCGAATTTGTCCTCTATATCGACCCGTCGTGGAAAAGCAAGAAAACCAACGACACCAAGGCCGCCAAGCTCTGGGGTAAACACAAAACCTATCTTTGGCACCTGCGCGCTTTCGTGCGCAAGGCCTCTGTTGCCGAACTCGTTCGCTGGTGCTACGACCTCTACGAATGGAGCCGGGAAATCGGCATTGCCATACGCTTTGCCATCGAAGCAAGCTTCATGCAGGATATTCTCCTCGATGAGTTCACCACGGAGGGAGAGATCCGAGGCTATCAACTGCCCATTACCGGCGATACACGCAAAAAGCCGGACAAGTTCCAGCGCGTCGAGGCCATCAGTCCGCTCTGGGAACGGGGCTTTGTCTACTACGACATCTCGCAGAAGGAAGACCCGGACATGCAGGCTGGTGTCGAACAGACGCTTGCCTTCGAGAAAGGTATGGCTGGCAACGACGATGCGCCCGACGCAGACGAGGGGGCCATCTATATCCTTCAGAAGAATACAAGGCAACAGATTTATTCACCGAGGTTCGGCAAACGTCCGACCTCAAAAAATCAATGGTAAATAACATGACAGGGCTTATAAAAGACATCATCTTCGCATTCCGGTTCAAACGAGCAGTAAAAAAGGCTGACCGCTTTCACCATATCACGCACCGCAAGTACATGGTGCTTGTCATCAACAAGAAGCTCGAGGTGCTCTCCAAACAGGAGGTGAAAAAGTTTGTGGCTGGCGGCATTTTCCAGAGAGAAACGACCGTCAGGGATATTGAGAGTAAGGTGGAAAAGCCACACTAATTTGACCCACCCTGGCAAGTATTTTAGACCCAGT